CGTCTGGCGCATCGACAATTTTGCTGTAAGTCGAGGGGCTTAAATGTATTTCAGGTATAGTCTTGCTTACAAAAGCCTCTTTATGGCGTTCAAACCCGTTCATTGCTGCGCTCCATACCAAGCGATGAGAGCAGCGTCGGCGCGACCATCATCTTTTTTGCGTGTAAAGTTTGCGGCGTAAGCCGGAAACAACTCTGCGGCTCTGGCGCGGCTGGCATCCTTGCCGCCTCTAGCGCCTACTGCCTTCTGCCACGACTGCGGCGTCACATAATTTGTTGGTATTTCTAACGCCGATAAGACGCCTTCAATCATGCCAACTGATCGACCAAACTGAAACATGCTGCTGACACCCTGACCCGGCATTGCGCCTACCTTTTCGACAAAGGCTGCGTCTATGTCTCTTGCGCCGATTATTGCATTGAGCATGGCGGCGCTGACTTCACGTTTGTTTTTTCCGCCGCGCTTCACCTCAACTGTAGGCATATCAAAAATACTCAGCAGACCCCTTTGCATGGAGAAAAATGCAATGCCGCCTGATGCTCCGGGGTCGATGCCAAGTATTGTCATTCGTCAGCTTCCATATAAGTTGGGAGTTCAAGAAAGCTGTCTGCTGTGACTTTTCCATCAGTTATTTGTTTAATTTTTGCAATAATGTTCCAGCTTGGTCTGCTGTCACCTTGTAGCCATTTAGATACGGCTGATTGATGTACACCCAGTAAGGTTGCAAATTCTTGTTGTGTATATCCCTTTTCTAACAGATAAGTAACCAGAGGCATATTTATTAATCCTGTTATGCATATTTGTACTAATAATTCCTGATATGACGATTTGGGATATGCCGTCAACACATATTTTTAAAATTGTTTATTTTTGTATGTGGTTTGATTTTATACGTCAATTTTGTTGACACGATATTCATAAATAATGTAAGTGTGAATTATAAAGGAGAAATCACATGGCACTAAAACCCGTAAATTTTACAAAAGTTGTTGAGGCTTCAGGTCTTTCTAAAAAAGAGATAGCAAAGCGCAAGGGCGTTAAGCCTGAAACTCTATCTAGGCATATTTCTGGCGTAATCAGAATGACATTTGATGATGCCCATGATTATGCAAAAATATTGGGGTGTCCGCCGCAGGACATCTTCTTCCCTCCACAAGCAATGCCTATACTTGGAACTGTTAAAATGATCGACGAACCTAAAGAGAAAGCCTTCTTAACATCTTATGTTCGTGAGATGTGGGCTGGTAAACCTCGCTTCGTTTACACAGTTACATCTGAGGTAGCTAAGAATTGGGGTGTTTTTCTTTACGAGGGTAACGAGAAGTATACCGGAATGTTGAGCTATATGGTTAACAAAGTCGATTTAGTTGATGTGCGCCCAATACATGAGGGTTATGTCAGTAAACGCTCTCATCAAGCATGGAGTTACTGTAAAATTTCTGACGATTACGTCCCCAAGAGTTGTAATCGAGAGAAGACCAACATTGTTTCAACCTTACCTTTCAAACAGCCTAACGGGTTGTTTACCTTGTTTAACCCCGGAATGAATGTTGAGGTTCGTGATGTACCTTTAGATTGGGCTACACCAGTTGTTATGTCATCAAGCACGCCCTCATCAATATTCATACATATTGACGAATAACGTCAATTTTTTATGACGTCAAAAACGAAAAAAGATGCGCAGAAAGTTAAATTAGTCTTGCATAATATTCCAGTCTGTCATATTACATAATATGTAATATACAGGCGCATAAAAAAGTAATAATTATTGGTGGGATTATATGTACCAAAGACTGCACAAAATACGAACCGACAAAGGCTTTAGCCAAACCAAATTAGCTAGTCTTTCGGGTATTGGTCAATCAGTAATATCAAAAATTGAGCGTGGCGCTTTAACAAGCCCAAGTTCAGACACCTTAACAAAGCTGGCATCGACCCTAGAGTGTTCTGTTATAGATTTTATTGATGAGCAACCTAAGACTGTTGAGCAAATTACTGATGTCATTCAAGTTACAGCGCAAACAGCAGACCTGCCATTTGTTTTTGATCGTCCGGAAAGTACAAATGAATTTACGAATAATCCTTTACTTATTCCACGTGGTTTAGTATCAGAAATAATGATTAGTCGCCCCACATTCCTGAACGGACTAACTAAGGCTTACGCCATTAGGCAGCTTGGCGATGAAATGTTTCCTAGATTTAAGCCACAACAAATTCTATATGTTGCCCCGGAGACTAAGGTTGAGCCGGGCGACGATGTAATTATTGTTGTCCAGAATGGAAATGGCGAAAGCCACGGTCTTGTTAGAGAGTTTGTAAATAAAAATACTGACGGCTCTATAACTGTGCGTCAGTACAATCCTTTTGAAGATCAAACTATTCCTAAAGACAAATTAAAAGGATATGACTGCATTGTAGCTGCAAGAAGAAGACCTGAAGCATAAATATTCTTAAATATTCTTGACAAGAATAACAAATACAATAATTATGCCCCTAGTGACTTTTGGGGTATATATGTCAACATTCATTGCTTACAATTTATTTCGCAATTTTAAAAGTTGTCCTGAGTGCGACGGCACAGGCAAGGCCGAGACTTATATAGGTGTCGCTGATTACGGGCATCCGCTTGGCGGCGAACTTCAAGACATAGTTGTTGATTGTGAAAACTGCGACGGTCGTGGCGAAATCGAACATGATTTTGATGACGACGATTGGTCAGATTATGACCCAAGGCAAAACCTAAATGATTAAACCTAACACTGCTGAAAGCGCCTTGCGTGAAATGCAAAGCATTATTGGAAATCGAGGTAAAGATTACGGTGAATGCAAAGATAACTTTAAAAGAATTGCTTCGCTTTGGTCTGAGTACAAGGGTGTTGAGTTTTCAAAAGAAGAGGTTGCTGTTTTTTTTATGCTGGCAAAAATTGCTCGGTTAGCACAAACGCCGGGACACAAAGACAGCTTACTTGATATTGGTGGTTACGCAGCTTTGGCTATCGAAGCCGAGCAAGAACCGTTTGACCCTGCGAAGGATTTAGACCGACTACGGGGTCGCAAAAAATGATGAAAACGAAAACACCTTATCAAAGACATTACAAAGAATATGTAAATTGTGATTTCTGCGGTCAGCAAACAAAGGGACGCATCTACGTCGATCAACCTACCGCCGTCCACTGCGGAGCCTGTAACCGCGTGATGATTAATTATCCTGTTCCACAAAGCGCAAAGCAATGAATTTAGTTCTTTATTATTTGGTGATTTTTACGCCGACTCTAAATAACTATGCAATCATAGAAGCCGAGCCAAACTTGACCTTTTTACAATGTTCGATAAAGGCAGAAGAACATAACAAATCTGATGCAGAAAGTTTTGCATCCTGCATACCAATTCAAAAAACAGACCTTACAGAGACACAGTAAGGTCGTCTTGCAAAACATCTTCGTCACGGATGCGTCGATAGTGAGCGTCTGTAACATGACTTCCAACCGCATGACCAACAAGTTTTTGCACATGGTCTTTTGGCGCACCAGCATCCAGCAATGAGTTTATGTAAAATCGACGAAGACCATGCCAACCAAATTTTTTCACATTGGCTCTAACGCAAGCTGGATGTAAACCTCTGCTCCGCCAATTTTCTTGGCTGTCAAGTTTGCCTGTCGTGGTTGGGAACACATATTTTGATTTCGGCGCCTTGTCTTTCCATTCACATAACGTCTGCCGCGCCTGCTGGCTCAAGCGCAACTTGCGAACACCATTTTCAGTTTTAGTTGACTTGACCAGATAACGATGTGCTGCACGTTGAACAGTTAAAACATTTTCTTCTATATCACCCCATTCCAGAGACACAAGTTCGCCAACGCGAAGACCCGTCATCGCGGCAATTTTAATTATTGGCTGATAACGAGGCAATGCATGTTCAATGACCCTTGAGACTTCTTCTGCCGTAGGTGTATAGTCGTCACGCTTTGACTCTGTTGGTAACGGATCAACGTCGCGCACTGGATTGGTTTTCATGTCGCCATTCTCAATCGCAAAAACACAAACTCTGTTTAATGTGTTTAAGATTTTATTAGCTGTTTGCCCTTTGAGATACTTCGCAAGTTCTGCTCGTATTTGTACAACGGTTGCTGCATCAATATCTTTCATGTGCATATTTTTTAGAGAGCCGAGAGGCAGCTTTACTTTTAACAAATGATTTTTTATATGACCAGTTAGTTCGACATACCTACCCTGAGAAATTTTCCGACCCGGTTTGTCAAGACGTTGCCTTTTAACTTGTGAAAAACTTTCAACATCAAAATTTTCGCAGACTTTTTCAAATGTTCTGCTCTTGCTTATGTAAACGCCTTGATTGATTTCTGCGTCAATTTTTTTAGCAATTTCTTTTTGTTCTTCGAAGTTGTTGCCTTTAGCAACTCGTAAAACTCGACGCTCACCTTCATACCAAATTGTGTGTGGCTTGCCTCTATATTGAATTAGTTGAACAGTTTTTCCAGACCATAATTTTACTGCTGATTTCATTTCCTAGTCCCTCTTGGAATAATCAAAATGTGACGATTTGTGACGGTGGTGTTTTTTCCAAATCCTGTGATGAATATATCAGTATTTTATATTCCATGCTAGAATAAACTTAGGTCGGTCAGGAATATGTGACGGTATGTGACGGTGAAAAAACCCAATAAAAAACCCCCAGCCAGAAGACTGGGGGCTTTATAAGATACTGATTTAATTGATTTATTCTTGGTTGCGGGGGTAGGATTTGAACCTACGACCTTCAGGTTATGAGGCTTACTTTTATCGTTAAAAATCATCACCTTAAACCCCTTTGTGACGGTGATGTGACGGTAAACATCATGCCGAACTGTAATGTGACGGTGATGTGATGATTACACAAATTCTATAAAAATTGCAATCTATCCTTTAAATTTGGTGATTGATTTTAGACCGAAGCTGGCAGCAATTGAAGCAAGAATACCATAAGTCAACCAGTCCGGGCAGTCCTCTCTAAGAAACCTAAAACCGTCCTCGATGTATGGTTGTAATGAGGGTATGAAGCAAGCTAAAATAATCCCTATAAAGGTAATTGTCCAAGCCTCATCTTTTAAACTATCAGCCGAAGCAGACATTGCTTTTTCTTCCCATGTGCCGTCCTGTTCAATTTTTTTGACGACAGCGTTGGCTTTAGCTTCTTCAATCCGCGCTTTCAGTTCAGCTTTTTTTTGCCGACCCTCCATCCATTTACCAGCGACGTTAGCTATCGGGCCAATCAAATTTTGTAACATTAATAACTCCAAATTGTTGGTCTGACATAAGTCTTACCGCCAGCAAATGTTTCCGTGTCAGTGATGTCGTCAAGGTGAATGAAGCGTCCATTACCTCTCTGCTGCACCCCAATCCCGGTGAACCCCATTTGAGTTGCAATTCGGATCAAGGCATAGGCTTTGTCGTGGCTCACTGCAACATCGACAGCACGACCAGTATTGTGAGCGCCGGGTGATTTTTTGTTTACTTCGATCGGGTGACTAGCACTTCTGTATGCGCTGGTTATACGCATCGGCCCAAACTTGTCGCGCAATGCCTGAAGTCGGTGCATAAAGTCACTGTCCATAAACGCTTCGCCAGTATGCCTGCACTCCATTTCCTGTCTGTTAAAACTTGGGAACTCATCCCAATCTGGTTCGGTCATTTATTTTCCTTCGCCTTTTCTATTGAATAACGCAGACTTTCGGTTTCGTTAACAAAGTCTCGCGCCTTGCATCTTTTGCGGACAACTTTAATTTCACTTACTGGATAAAAAATCACTGACTTGATGTCAGCAGCAACCAAAGCAAGAATGTCACAGTCATCTTTATTGACGACCTTCTTAACCCTTGAACCACGAGCGCAATTAAATGAATAAAAACATTTATATGTAGGTGTGCTTGCGGTTTTGACCTCGACCCGCAATGCATCACGTTTGTCGAACAGAATAATGTCGTAACCTAGTTGATTGACGACTTCGCAAGTGTATCCAGCTTTTGTGATTGCCGCCGCCGCAAGGTGTTCACCGACCCGACCTTTTTGAACTGCGCTTAGTTCGCCTTCGTCGTGAAGAACAGTAATAATGCAACCCCTAATATCCCTGCAACCAATATGGCTATTCCGATTGCTTTTATAATTGAAAATATTTCTTGTTTACGTTTTCTTTTTTCTGCCGCAGCTTTTTTAACTGCTTCCTTTTGTTCGCGTATTCTTGCTGCGCGTGTTTGTAAAATCTGATCCCACAGGGAGGCGCCGAAACGTGACACTAAGAGGGAACGAAGATATTCGAGTTCCTCGTCAAGCAATCGCTTCTCAATCATCTCAGATGCGATGTCTTTGATGCCCAGCTTCGCTTGCATCTTAGGGTCGTTGCGAGCTTTGTTAAACTCGTCAAAACCTTGCAGGATATTGCCCACCTGCCTACCCACTTCAGCCGCGTCGTTGAATACCTCGACGTTTTGTTTTAGAAAGTCGATAGCTGACCTAGCCGCCGCCAGACCACCAATTATCGTGGTAACTGGCTCAACCATTTTATTTGTCCGCTAAGATAAGGATGATTTGAACCAGCAGTCCGATGACAGCAGTCAAAGCTATCACCGCGCCAGCTTCTAGTCGCTTGAGCCTGAACTGAATATCCTGCATACGCTCCGCGCACAATGCCTCGTGGTCTTCAATCTTTTGCTCAAGGTCTTTCATGTCTACCATCCGCTAGGTACGCCACTCACGAGCGGCGGTGTGATTTGATTATTGATAGTCTCATCAAGTGCAGTCTGTAGCTCTGACTCGGTTTGAACTAGCTGGGCTAGTGTCCAAGTCTTCGCTTGGTCAGTCGTGATGCTGTCAAAGGCAGTGAATGAAGCACTGTCTGCATCACCAAGACCGACTGTGCCATAGACGGTTGCTGAGTAAGGATTGCCATCAGCGTTGTTCTGGTCAGATGTCGCTGTGTAGCGATAGTGAATAGTCTTCACAACGTCAGACAGGTCGCCTTCAGTTGCTTTGCGTTCAAGGGTTGGAAAGTTCCAAGTGTAAGTGTTAGCCATTATGTGTTCTCTAATGTAGTTAGTCGTGTTTCAATATCTGCAAGACGTTGCTCGGTAGCTGCACCGACAAAGGCCAGCAGTTCAGGGTAGCGGATACCTAAACGTGTGCGCTCTGTTGCGCCTTCAGGTGCTTCATCAGCTGTGTTATAAATGTCTGTGCGAGTGTATGCGTCTTTTGCTTCGATACCGTTTTCTTCGTCGGCTTCAACGGCTGGCACTTCGGTTTGTGTTTCCCACCAAGTATCGCTCATAAAGAAAGCATAGTCACCAGCATTTAAACCCTCTGCCTCTAGTGCAGTGCGAACCTCTTGTGCGATTACGCCAGTGTGTGTTCTGGCGTTGTCACCCTTCGCTTCAACAGCATCATTCCACTTAAATGTCTTAAAGCCATTTGAGATGCGTTTAGCCGCCGCAATTTCTGCAGTAGTTAATGTGGCAATCTGTTGTTTTTCGTTTTGGTCTGAGCCTGTCGTAACGCCGTTGGTAATAAAAGCGTCATTAAAGCGGTTACTCGAATTTCCTAAGTCAATAGCATTATCCCGATTAGTATTATTGGTGATGTCCCAAGCGTGGATAGCGTCAGTAGAACCAACAAAAATTAAACCTGTGTCATCATTTCCGATTGCAATTCTCGCACTACCTTGAGTATTAATCGCCCCAACAGTTGTGCCGTCTTTGTGAAACGACAAAATTTCGCCGTCACTACTTGTTCGCCCTAACCTTAATGAAGCCGCACCACTTCTTGTATGTACAGCAACACCATCACTCCCTAATAAATGCCCCACAGTGCTTGTTGCGTTAGAATCAGTTGTCTTCCCCACCAGCAAATTGCCACTACTGTCGATACGTATAACTTCACTGTCAGCCATATCAAAAATAGTGGCGGTCTGACTGTTTAACCTAAGATTGCCATTCGAACCCGTAATGTCTGCTGAAGCAGACGCGCCTGTGTCTGTTAAGGTTATGATTGGGTCGTTTGATGCCGATAAATGTAAAATACTACTTGGCGAAACAGTCCCAATCCCAACCCGATTATTCGTGCTGTTTACAAACATTGTGTTTGTATCAACCGTTAAATCACCCGAAATTACAGGAGAAGTCAGGCTGGATGTCCCGGCGTCAACATCTTTGAGGTGGCTCATAATTTCACGCAAAGCATTGTTCACATTAGAAGGCAGCATACCTTCGTCGATCGAAATGCCGCCAACGTCTGTGTTATTGGCTGCGGTTGCGTCATACTGATTTATTGCATCCTTCGACATTATGCGTTCTCCAATTAACAAGCCATTAAGACAACTGGTACTAAATATGAGTTGTCGTCATATGTGTGTGAAACGTGTGTAGATGTTACTTTTGCAATCGTTTTACTTCTTACAATGTCATCACCCTGTGGCTTGGCAGTGCCATCACCAGCAGACATAAGCAAGTCACCTCTAGCCACTGTTGTGCCGCTTGCAATACGGATAACCATATCACCTGTCATAGCTACATTCATATCGTTAAACTGGTCATCATCGTAATCCCAATTAACAAACACACCAGCGACATTTGTATCACCTTCGACGGATGATACAGCCATGCAGTTAAGTTGTTCGTTATCTTCTGTGAAAGCATCAACGGCTGGCGTTTTTTCGTCACCAACTGAAACACCTTCAGGTAACTCATCATCATCAGTATAATATGTTGCGGCAACAGCATCATGTGACCAGACTGCCATCTGGTCTAGGTTAGTCATTACTGTGCCTTTGACGATAGATGTATCTTTTGTGCTATCAGTAAGCTGTGACCAACGTGATAAGTGACCACCATTATAGCTAACTGTTGTGCCGCTTACTGATATTGTTCCTTCATCAGTGTTTGCTTGTCTAAAAAGAACCAAATTGCCATCATCAGTAAACCTATCAACAACTAGCGGCACACCACCACTACGCATATGAAACGCCGCACCGCCATTAGCAAAAAGATGACCAACATTAGAACTAGATGAAGTAGTCATGTGCATCAAAACATCACCCGAACTGTCGATACGCATGCGTTCTGTTCTAGGGTCGCCTGTGTAAAAACGTGTGTAGCCAGATGATACAACTTGCATATTTTCAGGGCTGTTATGAGTGTAACCAATGTATCCACGATACGCCGCATCGCCTGAAGTGCCATCTGCAAACATAAGATAATTTGTATCAGTTGTTGCATTGCTACGAATTGTTATACCACTTTCACTAGAACCACATTTAACAACCAAATCTTTGGAGTAGTAACTACTCGGACTAGTTTCCCCAATCCCAACATTCCCTGAGTTTGCTACAGTTAAAGCGGTGCTAAATGTGATGTCTGCATCAGCCGACCCAGTTGAAGCAACTTTAAAGAAATGTGCGCCACTTGCTTGAGAATACTCTGATGCCGCACCAGCGTTTAAATACTTGTATGCACCATTGTAATAAACATTTTGGTCTAAGTTTAATTGTGATGTGCTGAAATTCCAGAGTGAACCTGACTGGAATTGAACTGCGTCTGTGCTTGCGTCCCAAGTTTTAGCGGTAGTATTGATAGCAATTTCGTTATCAACCCTTAGGCCGCCAGTGACAGTCATGCTATCAGCAGAAGGGCTTTCTAGTGCAATCGTGCCAGCAGAAACATCTTTGATGTCTGCCATCAATTCTCTTATGGCGTTGTTGATCCCTGCCGGGCTGCACCCCTCTGCTATATTTACAGATTGAATATCTGTGTTGTTCGATGATGTCGCGTCAAAGTCGCGTATTGAATTTTTTGCCATTACTCTGTTTCCTCATCAATGATGCCTGCCTGAAGTAAAAAGGCATAAATCTGTCTGTCTCTTTCCTGTTTAGCTTTCACACCTACTGGCTTGCGAAGTAATGCCGCCATTAGTTTTGGATTAAACACTGCTTCTGTTAGAACCTCACGCACACGGGCGCGGGGAACCTTGCTTAAAATAGTTTGAAAGGCTTTTGATCCAGCTTGCGCGGCTACTAACGGCGCACCAGAAATTTGTCCAACTGCGCCAGCACCGCCAATGTTTGCCCCAACTAAGCGAGTAAATAAGTCAAAAAATACATCTTCACTCGCAAGCAAATCATCGACTGTTGCGCCTGAATTAAGAGCATTTTCAAAACGAGCCGCTTGAGCCGTTACACGGTCTAAGTTCCTTGCTTGCCCCTCTGTCAAAGCCCCACTATCAATTAACTGCTGACGTAATGTTTTATTGCCAACTTTGCGTGACAAAATTGTCGTTAGCCTTTCGGGAGAAATCAGCCCACTACGCACTGTTGCTCCATCAAACAAAGTGTCAAAAACTGCTGACCGCAACCCATCTAATGCCTGACCCGATTTATCTTTACTAGCCAAAGAAACTAAAGATTTGAAATCTGCTGACACAGTGTCAGATGCCAATGCACGACGGACAACCACAGCCGGGTCGTCAACATTCAAAACTCGCGCCGCCGCAGAGCGTTGCTCAAAAAATTTCCTTGCTCGTCCCGATTGCTGCCCTATTCGATCTGCTATCTGCTGTGTTAAGGCAGCGTCGGCAAAAACAGGCTCAAGACCTAAACGCTGTACCATTTCGCGGTTTGTTTCGATAAATCTATTCAGAGCATTAGGATTTACACTTCCATCAGGGTTTCTAGTTTGCTGAGCCATATCGCGCAACACAGCCTCTTGCGCTTCGCGCATTTCGGCAACTCGCGCTTCACCAACTTGCACGGCATCTGCATCCATGCCCCCAAATGGTTGCACGGCTTCTTCAACTTGGCGACCCCGAACAGCCGCCTCTCTGCCCCCACCAGCTATTGCCTTTTCTAGTGCTAATTCTTTGTCAAAGCCAAGTGCCTTGGAAGCAAAACTACGGGTAAACCTTTCATTTAGTGCAAAAGAAAAACGCCTTGCGTCATCTGTTGCTGCCCCCGGTATGGTGGCTAAATCGTCAAGTGCCGCATCTGCTAACTGTCGTAACCTACGAGCATCACCAAAATTTGGCTTTGAGCCAGAACGAGCGTCTCTTTCTAATTCAAGCGCTCGTGTACGGAATCTCAACAAGTCTCCTGAAGTTATCTTTATTTGACCACTTTTTGAGTTTATTGCCTTTGAAACACGTTTCCCAAACGCTTCTATGGGGGCGGCTAAAGTTTCTTCGTCAAGTAATTCACTTTTTACCAACTTCAACTGTTTATCTAAGTTTGACGGAGATACCTCTGTTTGTTTAGGAACTAATTTCCATAAACCATTTTCGTGGGAACGAGCGTCTTTTAAAGCGTCTTTTAAAAGTGCTTGACCCGTAATATTTGCCTGAGTACGGGCTTCCGGTGACTGACGGGCAGCATTATTAGCCGCCTCCTGTGCGGCCTGCTCTGCGCGGGATACACGCTGGTCGAGCAAAGCATCAAAATATTGTTTGCGTCGCACGGCTATTTCGCGCAGAGCATTTGGATTGCCCCCAAAAACAGCGTTGCGATATGCTTTGTTAAAATCATTTATAGCTATTTGAGCTTGTTTAGCTGCATCCTGACTTGTCTCACCTGAATTTTTTATAAGAGTATTTTCTAAGGCAAGCAGTGCCTCACTGCCAGTTCGTTGACCTGCTGTAGCTGCTGAACTAATAACCTGTTTATCTAATGCCGATGCTAAAGTTTCAGGGTCTTCCCCCCGCCGAACAACTTCGCGTTGAGCTACACGGGCAGCTTCTCGCTGTCTACCATCAACCGTAAAACTTGAGGTTACTCGACGAACTGAGTCAGTAAGGTTTGGTATTAATTGTGTCGCAACAATAGTTGGCGAAAACACACCTGTTATTTCACCAATAAGTCGTGAAGTTGGGTCGCCCGGATCAATAGCTTCTGCTGCACCCGCACCAATAGATGCTCCAGTTGCCAAAGCAGCTTCCGTAGCCGCAAATTCTTTTGGTTTACGACGAGCAGTATCAACTATATCACGAACAGCACTTTTAATGACGTTGCCGCCTTGTTGAATTGCCGGAGTTGCTTTTGTGGCAGCAGCTAATGGTGCAACGGCAAAAGGCAAAGAGGCTCCAGCAGTTTCACCCATAATTGCAAAAGGTCGAACACTAGGGCGCAATTCATTTATGTCACGATATGTGTAACCACCTTCAGGAGCAAAAGGAAGTTGTTCTGCATCTTGCAAAAGACCGCGCAGACTTTCACTGCCGCCGATTGCTGGGCCTTCAAATGTGGCGCCCGGTATTCCTAAACGTCCAACAGTTTGCCGCAAAGCAAAATTAGCAAGGTCAACAGGTGCGCCGACAATATCGGCAACGCCGCCGTAAAAACCTTTAAGCGCGGCGCTCCCAACAGTATCGTCGGTAAAAGTTGTATCGTCTTGTTCCAACGCATCTGGATTGGAAGCAAAAAAACCTAAGATTTCATCATCTGTGGCATCATCTGGAAATTCAACGCCGTTAACAATTTGTGCCATTGTATTTCCTTAGTCAGCAAATATAAATTTATTTGGGTTGTTAGGGTCACGAACAACTCTGCGCCGTGTTTTTCTAGATGCAGAACCCCTCCGGCCCTCTCTGCGGTCATAATTTTCAACTGCATTTTTATAAGCAGCTAATGCTGCTGGGCCGCTTGAAAGCATCTCCAAAGCATTTGTCCGGTAGCTTTGTTGTGCATTAGGGTCAGAAGCAATTTTTGATGCTTCATTTATCTGACGCTCAAGTTGTGGAATAATTGATCGCATTTTTGACGCCATTTGAGCATCATTATCACCGGGTTGCGGCAAAATTTCTCTTACACGCTCTTGAGTATAAACCGAACCTTTGTCGGACAATGCTTTTGTTAATGGTACGGTTGCCCCTAAATTTACAGCCCTTAAATCAGTTGCAGCTTGCAAGGCATCTTCATCTACAACACCGCCAAATAACCCAGCAATATAATTCGCTGTATTAGAAGCTGCTCCCGGTATATCGCCTTGCGCTGCTTTAGGTATGCTTATATCTACAACCTCATTTGAGTCAGGTTTAGTTAATGTAAAATCTGCTATCGGCGGAGTTTTTTTATCTTTTACAAAATCTAAATAAGAACCAGTATATCCTTGAGTTTGAGCAAAACGATATTCTTTAACACCCGGAGGCGAACTATCTTTGCTAATCTGTCTACCAATAAAATTTAAAGCTTGGTCAACTGGCAGTGCCGCAGCTATCTGGCGCTCTTGCGGCGTTAAATTTTCTAAAAGCGACATAGGTTGACTTGTTGTTGGTGTTATTGTTGTGTTTGCGGGTGTCATCGTTGATTGGTTTACCCCGCCACCTATTAGCTGTGCCAACAATGCTCGTCTTTTTTGGTCTTCGTCTAATTTATCTAATGCAGCAAAATTTGTTATGCCAGTTTGAATGGACTGACCAAAGGGTTGCCCCTCAAGTAAACTTAAACCAGTTGACAACAAGCCTAAAGTTTGAGGATTTATATTTAAATTATTCAAAACACTCATTGTCACTACCTACCCTAAAAGACCTAACCCAGCGCCCACCAAAGCACCTATTGGGCCAGTAATTCCTAACGCTGTACCTAATCCCGTTCCCGCTAAAGCGCTGCCAGCAGCATAACCAGTTAGACCACCACCAGCCGCAGACGCCAAAGGACTAACGCCCGGTTGAGTGGCTGACGTATTCATAGCTGACGGTGTTAAACCTGCCGCACTCGCAAGAGCGCCGAACTTTGACATCTGTGCTGCGTTTAATTCATTTATGAAATCTTGTTGCGCTTGTATTTGTGCTTGCGATAGTTGACGCTGCTGTCCACCAACAGCCTCAAGTGCTGCTAAATCTGCAAAGCGTTGATTTGCAAGTTGCGGAGCCAATCCAGCCGCTTGCATTTGACGAGCGCGGTTCTGCTGTTCTGCTGATATAAGTTGTCCAGCAGCCTGCATTTGTGCTGCACGGTCTGCCTCTACCTGTTGCGCTAATATTGGTGCTGCCGCACTTGTTACACCTGCACCTAATGCACTACCAAATGCACCACTGCCTAAACGACCGCCAAGCGCATATTGAGACGCCGCTTGATTTACAGCACCAGAAATTGCGTTATCAATCTGCGTTTGTAAAAATGGATTAGTTGGCGATTGCCCTCTAGCAATGTCGCCCAAAAAACTTTCAGCGTATGTTGGTTGTGAACCGCCTGAAATAATGCCACCCAAAAGGCCTTGTGCTTGCTGAACAGTCGAATCACCCGCTAAAGCACGTTCTGCTGTCAACTGTTGTGCTTGTAATTCAGTTGGTGAAAACCCCGCAACACGTTCACCAGCAAAAACTGCTGGCTGTATATTTTGTGCAGCGCCAAATACCTGTTGCAACTGATTTTGCAAAAAGGGAGGTATTTCTTGCACCTGTGTTACGGTTTGCGATTTACTGCCGCCTTTTCCCATCTTTAAACTCCATTTCGTAATGCACAAATTTTGGCTTGAAGTCTCTTTTCTCTAGCCATCGTTGCCACGCCAAGCGTCCATACGCCTCGAAGTGTGTGCAGTCATTATGTTTTGCAACTTCTTCTAAGGTGTCCAAAACCAGATTGAACCACCGCTTCATTTGTTTGCCGCCCAAAAACTCCAGCGCATAACCGCGTTTATTTGGGTAGGTAACAATTCTTGTTGTGAGAGCAGCGATTATGTCGCTGCCATCAATAACGAGCCAAAGAACTGAATTGTTCATTTGGCAATCAACATAAAGGTCGTAAGCCTTAATCTTACCTTCAGCCGTATCTATGGCGGGTTGTAAGTACTCAAGCGCTTTGTCCCAAAACGTGTCGATCATTTCGACAGGGACAGGCGCAAACTTCAGGTCATCCGATGACGACATATTTAAACGTCCGGTCAGATTGACTGTTATTTGCGTGGGTAATCGTAAAGGTCTGCTTACCACGCGATGAAACGAACATTCCGTCCATTTCAGCCGCCGCGTTTGCAGTTGTCGGCATGAACAAAATTACGCTGTCCGGCCCTGCCCTATCTTCTGATACTGCGGTGCTGGTGGCGCTGGCGGTTAGTGTAACCGACCCTGTTGAGTTCAGCTTTCCGTCAACTGTTCTGTTTACGACCTCTGCAATCTGGCGAGGCTCTGCACCCATTGGCGGTAAAGTTCTAAACTGATTTGACATCAGCGCTCACCCAACGCTTTGCCGTCAATGTCAACGCCTTGGGCAAAGTTCCAATTACCTGTCAGATTACATCTAACAATATGGAACCGACCCTGCGCTCTAACCGGGCAGAACCCTTGAGTATTTAAAGACGATGCTGTTCCAAATGTCTGGCTATCTGTCTGACGATTTCTAGTCCCGACCTGTGCGGTTACTGTGCCGCCTTGCGTCATTGGTATTACACGATTTAATATGCCATGACGTTTTTGCGATATACTAAACTCTGCTGTTTCAACAGTTGCCGCAATCGACGTTCCTGTAAAACTGTGCAGCTTTTTATCTTTTGATCCGCCAAAGATGTAACCGCCGCCTTTATAAAGGTCGCTGTCAAGCGACGCAGGCAATGTCTCAATGCTGCTTGAGATATTATCTAACTGCTCAACTGTGTAGCCTGCGGTAAAGTAAGGAGCCAGAAACTCTGTCTCAAACTCACCATATGACCAGCGATCAAGTGCGTAATTATAAATCAACACTTTGTCAGGCTCGACTGCTGTGGCGCTGTTACTAACAAATGACCACATCACGACCTGTTGTTGTGGGTCAACTGCACAACTCATTCTGTCGCTATTTTGTGCGTCGAACTCACCTAAGAACCAACGGTTAACCTTCTCGGCTCCAATCGGACGCGACTGCTGACCGTCGAAAGCATAAAAGCCATCGTTACTTAAATAATAAACTGTGTGTCCTACGTTTGCCACACTGCCGGGGAACTGACAGCCTCTAGTCGTTTCAACCTTATCAAACTGGAATATTAAAGGTGTGCCGACATAAGTAGCCCTAACAATAGCACGCTCCAATAGGATAGTGGCGTACTCTCCGCCGACCAATCCAGTGATTTCACCTGCGTCAGCAATGTCCTGACTGTCCGCTTGATTTGTTCCAATAGTCCAAGAAGTTGTGTCATTGATTGCCGACCATCTTACTCTAAACGGTGTCGTTGTACCACTCTCGTCAATGTGTGCAGTCATAACGAAGTCACGGACGTTGGCTACAAACCTTGCTTTCGGTGCGCCTGATAAAGCTGAAAACGCTGTGTCAGTTCCTAGCAAAAACTTTTGTGTTGCCACGTTTGTTCCACCAACAGCTATGACATAACTGCCAAATTGAACAAACCGCCAGTAGTCCTCTGACGTTAACGAATATCCACCCCCCACACTAACATCATCAAGTCCGCTGTCCGTCTGGTCAAACAAGTATAACTTGCCGCCATCACCGACGAACAACTTAACATTGCTGCTCGTATCCTTTGCCGGAAAGATGCCTCGGATACGATTGTCAGCCGCAGTGCTTAATGCCTCAAGTTCTTTTATAGGTGTGTAGCCTGAAGCAGAGGCAATAACATTTTTTGCTTCGGTTGCTCCGACATTTTGAAAGTCAGGTTGGTCGGGCAACCATTCACCAAATCTAATCATTGTCGTAACCAAACCTCTGACTCAGCCGATGACGGCGTCCATGTTCCTGATGCAGCCGCTATGTCACTCCAAGTCTCACTGCCTAATGCAACGTCAGACCATGTTTCATCACCAGCAGCGATGTCAGTCCAAGTCTCTCCGCCTTCAGCTACGACGTTCCAAGCCTCGCCCTGCAACTCACCAGTTATTGTGGCGGTGATTGTCGGGTCGGCTGTGCCTGCCATGACAAACTCACCGATGATGCCTGCGGTTGTTGTGATTGCTGTGTCTGCTGTACCGACAACAGAAACGACTGCATTATATGATGCGCTTACTGTGACTGCCGTATTGACAGAACTGTCAACCAATCTGATTGGTATAGCTGAACCAGTTACGCTAACTGATATACTTGCTGCACCGTCCATCTTTGCGATAAACGCAGCAGTTGCGGCAACCGATGCTGCTCCCGTAACGGAAGCATCGACTTGTGCAATTCTTATAGATGCCGCCGATGTTGTGGTGGCAACATTTACAGACGCCGATACTGTGGCAACTCGTGTTGCAACGGAACTTTCTGTAATTGATGTGCTAACCGAGCCGTCAACTTGACGGACGGGCGTTGCTGCGCCTGTTGTTGTTATTGCAGTGCTTACAGCACCTGCCGCAAATGTAATTCTTTGCGCTTCAGCAGATGTTGTGACAGCAAAGCTAACAGAGGCATCAACTGGTATCGCAAACTGAATTGATGCAGTTGCAGTAACAGAAACACTTGCAGACGCTGTTGGAGCAATTAGGACAGCCAGCGATGACAGGTTGTCCATGTTGCCTAAAGCATCAAGAAAGTCCAAATCTCCCCAAGCATCCAACTGCTCAAGGGTCGGGTTTTCCCAAGGTAAGGCGTCTAATAAATCTAGGCTGTGCGGTAGAGCATCAATACTGCCTGTAAGTTGCTCTAGGCTTGGTGTGTTAGTAGCCATGATGCCACCTATTAGGCAGCAGTTACGTCAAGGTCGCCTGCCGCTACTTTTAATATGTCGCCACTGCCAATCGTTTTGCTTGATGAGAAAGCACCATGAATTAACAGATTGCCAGAAGATGAGGCGTCAAAAATTCCAAAATGCGAAACTGCGCCCCAAGACCCGGTTGCGGCTGCAAATTCAACTGCGGCTGAATTATCAGTCGTGCCGCCAGAAGCAGCATCAAAGTTAATGGCTACGCGAGAATAATTATTTCCCGTTAACTCAGTGCCAGAATTATCGTCAGCAAATGAACCAGTGCTAAGACCAAGGTACGCTTGTGAAGGGAATGTATAAGCCGATGTGCCTAGAATATGGTCTAGGATTTTATTTTCGGCGTAATCAGAAAGTGCAGACATTTTATGCTCCTATGTACTCTGCTTGCATTGCAAGACCGCCACCGCCAAAGCGTGACTTTTCCATTTCTTTTGTGATTTCTTCGATGCTTCGACTAAAATATTGGTCGTATTGCAAAGCCCTCGGCTCATCCATCAAGAATGTGTATGCGTGAGTAAGACTGCCATACAAATAAGCGTCGGGGTGTCGTGTTAATATTGTGTTTGTTGTTGCGCTATCTGACAGAGCAGTAATTCCCTCGCCGTAAATCATTTCGACGGTTTCTGCTGCAGACGGGACAGGACGCAATGCAACCTCAGTCCCAATAATTGTGTATGCTTCGGGCTTGCCGCCGGACGCATTGGGGAACTGTTTATAAAATTGTTGAGGTGTATAATACTCTAGCACTCTTTGCGGGCTGCTGTTAAGTTTTATTACACGAATTTCCCGTAAATCTGTCGGCAAACTTATAAACTCATCGTCAGCAGTTGTGGTAGCAGTCACACGTTTTTCTTGACTGCGGGTGCTTAACTCACGGCTCATTCTTGCTTCTGCAAGACTGATAAAATTTTTGATGTCGCTGGTCAAATCGGTTCGTGCCAAAAATTCAGCAATCGCAGTCTGCAACTCGGAATAAGTCGTGATAGCCATTAGATGTGTCCTGTGTCAGTTCTGAAAAAACGATTGTCATAATCGTTTAACCACTTTCGCCAATCAGTCGGGTTGTCTTTAGGTTGACCAAATTTTTGAACAAGTTCTTGATAAAGTCCGGCAGGTATGTCAGCAACTTTACGTCGATGCGCTTGCGTGTTCCCTATTAGCGAACCGGGACGAAACTCGTTAGCTTCTTCACGATTTTTAGCAACAATACCGTCAATGTTATGTTTGCTTTCAACAATCATTTCATCGTTGTTAAAGTGAACCCAAGTTTCTTTACCAGTAATGGGGTCACGTTTCATTAGTCTTTTATTCATTAGAAAACCTTAATGGGGGTAGCCGAAGCTACCCCCTAGCACTTTAATTAAGGTCGTAAACTGCGCCGTGTGCTTTCGGTGCAGATACTTTCAAACCATATTCCGTAATAATTTGGAACTTGGCTGCGTCACCTGTTTTAGCCAAATCTTCCACAAGGAAGTTCCGACCCGGCAGGGTGACGACCGCAGCGTAGTCGCTGTCCAAAAGATACAGACGGTCATTACCGATTTGCCTGTCGATGACCACTGAAAGTTCACCGTAGTCACTTAAATAAAGCGAGACCGACCCAACAATTGCTGCTTCGCGTGGAGCAGTGTATTGGATTTGGTTTGTAGCAACTGAACCTGAAGACAGGTCGCTGAACGTCGCTTTTTTAGCAGGCGATACAACGAGCATGTTTGGGTTGCCGCCGTCCTCATAAGCAGCCTGATGCGCCGCATCAATGAGAGCCAGTGACAAGTCACGGTCTGTGCCGCCAGTTGGTACGTCTGAACCGTCACCAGTTGGTGCAGCACCAGAACTTCCAACAGATACGTTGGTAATCCAGCTTGACAGGTTTGCTGTCTCGCGGGTTGCACCAGTTGCTCTGGCGTTGTCTGAGCAAAGACCTTTTTCGATGTCTCGGCGCAGTTCCAAGCCTTTAAGAACCTTTTGATCATTTATCTTCGTTTCAGTTCGTTAAACTGAAACCGCCCTTTTGGGCTGCTTATGCTTTCACATAAGATGAGACTATATCACGTCTGCCCTAGCAGACCCTCGCGCTTCGGGTCACTTGACCCTACTTCCTTGCGGAATAGTCGTTGCACCTTCCCCCTCCGGGGCTTGGCTCAGGATTACCATATCTTTCAACTTAGGCTTCCCCTGAGTTCACGAGGTTTATACTGCGCTAGTGTAAGGTCAACGCAGTTTCCCGGTCACGACCAGCAGTGTCAACACTGTCTAATGTGCCAGAAACAGCAGCATCTTTTTGTGAAATTTGTGTCACATTTGAAAAGCGTACTGCTTGTGTTGGTGTTGCAAAAGAAGCATCTGCACCTTCAGCAACAAAGTTGTTTGCTACTGATGCAGCTAGTTCTTGAACAAGCCAATCAAAGGTTG